GAGATTGCTCGTTGAGGAAATGTATAATATCCTTAACGTCGGATCTCTTGTCAATTCCCACGCTACTCTTAGACCGATCAATGAAGACTTCATATGGTCTCTGGGAAGTAGAAGGAGTTGATATTTGTGGGCTTCTGATCTCGTCCACCACGATATTACCTCTCTATGAATATTACCTAACAACCTATGTGGTTGTACTATTTCAATGAACTTAATAAAGTCTGCTTCAGCTTCTATACGATGTACATCTCTAGCTTCTTGAAGCTTACTTACTTTCTTTTTACGAGGCATCAATCAACACTATGACCACCTTTACGAAGATAGTCCAAAACCTTATCAAATCTATGTTCAAACAACTCAATACGATCTTTTAAATATATTACATCTTTTGTTAGTATCGCTGACTCAATAATCAATTTATTCAATATCTTGATATCTTCTTTGATATCTCTAATATCTTCTTTTATTTCCTTGGAATCATAGTTCTGTTTCCAATAGAAACCAGCAGCACTAACTAAAACAGTTCCTAAAGTTAATAAAGTACCTAGACTGATTTCCCATACAATCATTTATTTCTTAACTTAAAGATAGACCTATAAAAATCTTAATCGATTTATGAGCCATTAATTAAGTCCTATAATCAATGTAGCAGTTGTAAGTGTATTTAAAACACGACTTACTTGAATAGGAAGCAATGTTCCAGCGGGAATTCCACTAAACGTTACTTGACCCGCATCTCCAGCCATCTGCACAACCATATTACCTGCACCACCAACCCAAATAGCACGAGCAGTAGATGTTAAATCGTTATTGTCATTCGGCGTAATTGCAAAAGCTGTGCTTGCAGCAGCTGTAACATTGCTAACAAATCTATTAGCCATTATCTTCCTCTTCCTCTTTTCTTTCTTAAAATACCAGTACCTTTATCTGCCTGATTAAATTCTCTAGCAGCGGACTGTGAAATACCAGCTTTCTTTGCGAAAGTTGGATTATGAGCAGCAGCTGCCATAAATCTAGCTTGTTTACCTGATTTGCTTGGCATTCTTAACTGCTTCTCTTAAAGATTCGCCAGCTTTATCATGGCAATCTATTGCCTTTTGTACTGCTGCACGAGCAGCATCAATTGCATCTGCAGTAGCTATAACTGCGGCAGCAGCTTTAACTACAGATTCAATCACTTCTTATGCTTCTTTTCATAATTTTGCATAAACTTTAAAGCCCATTGCAGATTATCTAAATCAGCTTCGGTCACTTCTGATTAGCCTTATTACCTTTACCAAAGTGACTAGAATCATCAATCATCTTCTTAGGCGGCATAATCTGTGGCTTCTGACCACCGCCTACTGGACGTGGACGATTATCAACAGGATGATTAGCTACATCCTGAACATCACTACGTTTAGGCATTAGATGGTCATTGGACAGACCATGCTGCGGGTATTTAGGATCCATGCCTTGCATAGATTCTGAATGCAACGCATTACCTTTATTATCTTTAGGTACCATTATTGTCATTACTAATATCCTTCTAATACCGAGGCTTAGGTCTATTAAGAGTTCTTCGTTGACTTTCAATATCAGCTTCAGAGCTATTAATACTCATGTTACTTTCTCCATATTTATTAAAAGCACCTCTTGGATCAGCGTATGGAGTTGGAGTTGTAGGCGCATCCGGAGCTGTAGACTGAGAACCAGAAGATACAGATTTCTCTATTCCTTGAGAAGGATAATCAGCCATTATGCTGTCCTCCCGAATGACATATCCTGAGTAGGACCAAGTGTTGAACCACCATCACCCATTTCTGGTCCTTGCTGCATGGGAACTGCAGACTGAGAACCTAGATGAGCCATCTGAGGATCTGCTTCCTGTGGAAAGCCAGGAGCTATAGTCTGAGCTATATTCCTACCACGGTATGCGTGTGAACTTTTAGTTTGTTTCTTCATTGTTATTTCTCATTTGGATGCCAAGGACTATGAGTCCCTTGTGAATAATCTCCGCGTCTATAAGCGCTAGATGTAGCAGAACCGTAATCAGATACTCCTGTGCCTGAAGTCATTTTAGCTCTTAATTGACCTTTAGCTAATTCCATCTGTGGAGTTGTAGGAGCATCTGGAGCTGTAGATTGCGAACCTGAAGATGAAGGTTGCTCTGTTCCTTGAGAAGGAAATGAATCATCAATCATTACATATACATACCACTGGGAGCACCATGCTCAAGACGAGTTGGTGTACCAGAACCCACGTGTCCGGCAGAATACCCACCTGGATCGTGAACTGGAGCACCAGCACTACCATCGTGAGACATAGAGCCTTCGTGGGCTTTTGTTGCTGTTCCTTTTAGATTATCATATGAATTTACGTTGTTTAGACCATATTGAACCATTTATCGGTTTTTCCTTATAATTTATGTTATGCTAAGCGGTTTCTACGACTAAAGTCTTCTATGCTGAGCGGTTTCTGTTTAGGCGGAGGACCTATGCTAAGCGGTTTTCTAGGGCGTCCACCAAGCTTTCCTAATGCTTGCATTTCCTTATTTTTTCCATCTATGGGCGGCGGCAATGGATGCAAGAAGGCTTCTCTCAGCCGCTGTCCGGGAGTTCGCACTTGCGAGACCTCCGATTGATCCGTATTTACGGGCAATGCTTGATATAACCTCTTCTGGAGATATCCACCGACCAGCTGATGTAATTATTTCAGGAGGTGGAGGCTCAGGTAAATTAAGAACTAAAGACTGATAGTAAAATTGATCTATCGGCTGAGGTGATCCAGTTAATGGCCAATCTAATTGACTAAATGGTTTTGCACCTACTGGTAAATAGATTACTAAATTCTGATTATGATCCTGATACCAATATAATGGATAAGGATTCTTCCAATCTGTTTGAGAGAAAGGAAATGTATTAGATTGTATAAACTCAGATAGATTTTGTAACCAAGTAGCATCTATAGGCTGACTAACTACTGGAAGAGGGCTATCTATATTCTGAAAGAATGGTGTAGGTTTAGGTAGAAGTTGTAAATTATTCTGCCAGAATTGATCAATAGGTTGATATGTTCTGGGTAATGGCCAATCAAACTGATTAAATGGAGCTTGAAAAGCAGGAGCTAAAGTAGTTTCTAATAAATTAAGAGACCAATCTTTATACCAAATTATTCTTTGTGGATTAGGATAATCTGATTGTACAAAGGGAAATGTCTCAGATTGATAAAAGATATTAAGACTTTGAGACCATGTTTGTAACAATGGTTGATAAGTCTTTGGTAAAGACCAATCCGTTTGATTAAACGGTATAGCCTGTTGAAAATTTTTAGTCCATGATTGATACCAGTTTACTGGTTGAGGATTAGGCCAATCATTTTGTCTAAAAGGATTTTGAACAATTGCTCTTAGAGAGTTTCCACTTACCTCTATACTCCGATACCAAGATATAGGTTGAGGATTCGGATAATCAAAAGGTCTAAAAGGAGTGGGTCTCGGTAATAGAACATTACCTCTATGTTCCCAAGATTTATACCATGTTACTGGATAAGGATTAGGAAAATCACTTTTAATACGTAGAGTCTGAGTTAATACAGTAGGAGTAGGAAGAGTAGTTAATCCACTCTCTGTCCATTTCTGCCATTCTGAATAGAGAAATCCCCTAGGTGGTAAATCTGTATTATTTACAAATGGATTTCCTGCAGCTGCAGCAACTATAATTTCTATTGCAACAGCGCATCCATTGGTACCAGCAGCATTACTATTCCATAATACGTTTGTAGAGGTTGAACTTGTTCTAGTCTGAGTCTGAGAATCAGTATTAGCAGTATCACTAACATGTGTCTGTTGTGTCCAACCAGTACCTGTTGTAATATTAGCTGCACCTGAACCTGTATCATCCGATGCCCCGGCTATTACTTCTGACGTCGTAGCAGGAGATGAGCTTAATGTTAAATTGACTGTTGAGTTAAAAGCAGCAGTTGCAGAAGCAGTTCCTCCTACAGGTGTACTAGTATTATATCCTGTATAATAGAAAACATGGACTATACCTTCAGCAGTTCCATCTGAAGGCATATTGCCTACTGTTACCGTCATAGACGCCCCCGTTGTTACAGGAGCTGTCCATAAAATACTGAAGTGTCCAAAATTAGATACATCTACACCAGCTTGTGCTTGTTTAGTCCAAGTTAAACTCCCGCCACTTATACTAGCTGCTAAAGAGTTATTACTTGATTGAAGACCAGCGAAAACAACTATTAATGAATTATCAGCTGGTGTAAAACTAGCTGTAGTGACTGATGTTGCAGTACCTGGTGCTTTAACAGTGGTGCTTACATTAGTTCGGACTAAAGCCATAAGCTATTATCCGTTAGGAACTCTTATATAACTATTAAACTGAGAAGCTATCGCATTAGAAATGTGAGTATCGGTTACTAAAACTGCTTGAGTAGCTGCTATAGTAGTAGACGTAATAGGAATTGTACCACTTATAGTAGCGTCAGCTAAAACAGTAACATCTGAAGCTACTGAATGAGCGAACATTACTTGATAAGGATTGATTCCTTGAGCGTTTAAAGTAGCATTAAAGATTTGTACTGCAAACTGTGCACGTTCTCTGTGAAAAGCTACGGTCCATCCTTCTGTACCAACTACTTGACAATAAGTAAATAGACCTGCTCCGACCCTACCTTGAAAAGCAGGGTCTTGAGCGAGTTGATACGAGTCTGAGAAAGAAGCAGCCATTAGAAGGGTTCGTAAATAATATGCACGTTAGCGGTTGTAGATGCACCAGTACCAGCGGACATGTTCAATAACATTGCTTGTCCGAAAGTAACGGGAGTACCAGCAGCAAAGATAGCATTACCAATGAGAGTCATTTGCTGGGTAGGAGCTGCGTTCCAGCGTAGAATTCCACCAAAGGTGTTTAAACCTACATTAATCTTAGGTGCTGTAATACCATTAGATGCTTGAGGCTGAGTAGTAACAGCAGCAATAAAGGTTGTGTTAATAACTGGTGTGGCATTGGATTGCATAGGTCCGTCAGAATTAGGAGCAACTAGAGCAGATGCACCACCAGTCTGGGCAGTAGAAATAGGTATAAATGCAAATGCACCGATAGTAGATGCAGAAGCAGTACCTGTAATTAGAATTTCATTTATGTCTGTTACTTGCGTAGTAGACGACCCAACCATAGCCATATAACCACTGGTTGTTGCAGCAGTAGCTAGAGCAGTGGCGGGAAAAGTAACACCAAAAGTGTTAAAGTTTCGTTTGGCCAATTAAGTATTTCCTAGGTTTGAGAAGATTGTTAATCCATCTTCTTGTTGTTGAATATAAGTTTTATGTACATAATCTGGTAATCTCATGGCTATTCCACAATTATCACAAATATACTTACTGCAAGCTTGACAATAAGATCTTTCTCGTGTACGCTGTGGATTCATAATAACAACAGTACCACAGTGACTACAGTGATTAGTCTTAGCTTCATAGAGTTTTTCTCCAGAAGCTTCAGCACCATAACCCAAGACTTTGGCTTCTTCTGGTGTGAAACCCGGAGATGCCCTGTGGTCCAGCATTAAGTAGCCTTCGTGTAACTGTTTATTAGAAATAGAATGTATATTACTCATAACCGTATATTATACACTAATTAGAAAGATTTGTCAAGTGTTATTTATATATTTTAATCAGAAAGATACAGATACAATAGCTTATTATGATAATCAAAATGAAAGACATACATTTACTATGTATAAGAACAATCCAGATATTGAGAATCTAGTTAAATGGTTAAATCAGTTACATAGAAATGGTATCTTGGAGCAATCGTATTAAATAGAAAGTCAAGAACTATTTATGAATACTATTAAAATAATATTTGAAGATGGTACCGTAGCTAAGTACCAGTTTAATCCTAGTGGTTTATTCCTTTGGAATAACAGAGATGAAAAGAAAATAAAGGAGATTGTAATATTTTAATGTTATACGGATTTGATTTCATTTCCTACTTGAAGAGCCATCTAATGTTGGGGCAAGTAGATCCTTGGCGTAAGACCATGGAAGATGAACCTATATTTACTTTACTTGTTACTGTTGATTATGCTCTAGCAGAGTGTAAGTCTTGGAGTAATCAAGATATTTCAAGACAAGAGTTTATCGATTATCTCAAGATAAACGATATCTATTTGTTCAAGAATATAGATGAGTTTAAAGCAGTAAAGGAGAAAAAAGAGACTCTTAAAGTAGAAAAGAAGAAGAGAGAAACATCTCCAGAACTTAGAGAAAAGAGGAGAAATAATATGCTCTTAAACAGACAAAACAGAAAAGGCTCCATTGTTGTTTCTTAATACAAAAGTTTATTCAAAATTAATTCAAAAACAGGGGTATTTTAAGTACCCCCTTATCAAGTATCCCTGTTTAGGGGTTTTATTCAGATTTGAATTAAGATAATGTTTTATTTACCAGTGCGTCATCCTAGTGTTTTTCCTTGGGGTAAAAGAGAAAAACAACAATCTAAAGATTGTAAGAAAGAAGAGATAAGATATGAATACGAATTTATCAATGGATTCTATAGACCTAAAGAAATTAGAGAAGATGATGGAGGAAATAGCGAATCAACCTAAAGTTCCTTATGAACGTAAACCAGGAGAGAAAAACAAATATGAAGAAATGCAGAGAATGCGGATTAATCTATAAGAAATCAATACGAGAATGTCCTCGTTGTTTCTCATTAGATTGGATATTGATATGAATGACTTTAAGAAAGAAATAGAATTTGTAATTAATAAATATTCTGTAGAAAATTTATCTAATACTCCTGATTTTATATTGGCTAATTATGTTCAAGATTGTTTATATTGTTTTGAAACTGCTACTTTAGCTAGAGATAAATGGTATTCTATGAAAAATGTACGAGATACTTTTGAGGTGTAGAAATGAATTACTTAGAATTCATAAAAATGTTATTTAATAAGAATCACATAACAGAACAACAATATAGATATTTGGTGAGATATTCTTAAGGTGTAGTTCACTGCGCGGACGGGGTAGGGGTAGACCCCTTGGAGGGGGTCAAAGGCTTTAAGATGTAGTGTTGGCTACAAGATGATTGCGCACGTACGTACGTTAGCATATCCTACATACTATAGCATACTACGTATATTATAGCGTATGTTACATATGTAGTAGCGTGCGTAATACCTTAGGTAACTATAGGATTACTATGGTATACTCTAGGTATACCGATAAGATAATAATAGGATAATAAGATAAGACTATAGTAAGCTAACGTAAGACTATAGCAACAGAGGAGCATGATCATATCGTCCTTAATTAAACCACATCTCAGATGGCATTCGTAAGTAATTGATATCATTGAGTAATCACGATAATGGTATGATTGTAGTGCTTGATAAAAAAGATTTATATTCTCTGTCAATTGGGGTTGACAGACTTGACGTTCAATGGTCCAGGGATTACAATGGTATCAACAATAAGAAAAGACTAGGCTAAGCTTAGTGTTGTTTCTCATCGTTAATCGGACCCAAGCATTGCCTACACCTTGCCCGTAAACAGAGGTGAAGCAATGATCTGTAATATCTATTACTGTCCTTATGCTCACAAATGCAGTGATCGTTGTTATATTTGTGACAACGATTGCAAACCAAACTACCCCGTCCCTGCTATTCGTATCGCTGTCGATCTAAGACTAGCCTCAACGTGGCAATCCAATGAGGATTGGCCGCGATACTATGTTGAGGCATGGGAATACTATTGTTAACTAACATACCACGGGCAAGATGCGGGCAATGTAAGGGTCTAAACATCAAGGTGAATACAATGGCACGTATGTCTCAGACACGTACACAAAAGCCTGCAACCAAGTCTGTTGAGGCTGATGTGAAGTCACCTTCTCAAGATGCGATCGACACATACAATAAGAAACAACAAGAGAAGGACAGCAAAGCATTGGTCGATGCCAATGCTGCCAATAACAAGGCTACCGAAGATAGCGAAGCCAACGCCGTCGTCGCTACTGCGATTGAGATTGGCGAGGTGTTGTCCTCACATCCTGAGTTCGAAGAAGCTTTGCAGGTGGCAGTCAATGCCAAGGTGGAGGATAACTATAAGAGTATCAATATGTTGGCTCTTATGGAACGCTTCCTGTCATCGACGCAAATGGCTAACCTGCCATTTCCCGGATCTACCAAGAGCGAAGCGGCATTGGCTATGTCGTTACTACCTGCGGACAAGCGTTCTAATATGCTTGTTTATGACACTGTGGATGGCAGTGGTGGGCGCAAAGGTAAGGTGTCTTTCTATAAGACCCTTGTTCTAACTACCAAGTCCGGCAAACTTGCTCTTGCTACCAAGAAGGCATTGGAGGAAGAGGAAGCCAAAGCCAAGCTGGTCAAAGATGATAGTGTAGATCAGCCACGTCCGGTCGAAACGCGGGAAACTGACGATGAAGATGAAACATCTGCAATCAATCAGATGTTATCCGCAGTAAGGACAGCAGCTAAGTTGCGTATCCAATTGGAGAAGATAAAGAAACTAAAGAACATTGAGTTTCAATGGGTACGTGATGAATACGAGGGCAAAGACAAAGTACCTGCGGATTACGATCCGACCCATCTAAACATCGTCGGCATGGGGCCAGTCAAGAAAAGCACTAAGGTACTATGGTTCAAGAACAAGGAAGCCCCAACTAAGGCCCCCGAACGTATGTCTGTCGGTCAGTTCTTACGTTGGCGCATATCGGAAGATATGATTAAGCGCGAACACGCCAACTTAGGCGGTGACAATGGGTTGATTGCGAGTGCTAAAAAGAAATCAGAGGACATCAAGACCGGTTCCGTTCCCAAGGCAAGAGACGTTAACAGTTGGACCGATCAATACACCAACTTAAACGCAATCGTTGGCTATCTGTTCGACAAGCCAGAGTTAGAACAATCTCGTTGGCTTGAATTCCAGTCTGGTATCAAGGCAACGGACGATGCGAAGTATACAGCATTCAAACTGCGAGCATATCTAAACACTGTGTTCGCAGACGCTGTATTCGAAGCTTCAGTAAAAGAATTAGTTGTTGCTCGCGATAAGAAGTAGCCTCATATGGAAACCACACCTAATGAGGATAAGGTATTGTTAGCTTTGCATAAGGCTAACAAACCTTTAACTAATCAAGAGTTAGCTAAACTAACCGGGTTATCTGTCGAACAAGTAAGACAGATAATAGAAAGATTACTACCAAGATAACCACAACCCCATGTCAGCAATGGCATGGGGTTTTTTATTGTCTACCGTTATATACACATAAATATAGCGCGCGGCATTGCCACCTGTCACATCTCGCGCGCCACTAGGTAGGCTTCGAAACAATAAATAATTGAAAAATAAAACATAAATGCTTAAATAGTTTTTATTTCTATTGTCTGTATATATGAGAATAAGCCTACTCGATTTGACAATGAGACTTTAATCATATATACTATAAGGACAATCGGAGATAAGGCAATGAGAGTGATTACATCAGTTAACTCTCAGGTTATCGAACAGATAGCTTACGACACGTGGACACACACGTGCTTCGTAACTATTAACGGTACTGATTACTATTATCTTAACGTTTCATTTAAAGACTTTCGTAGGTTCTATGAAGCTGACTCCAAAGGATCGTTCTTTAATATGTACGTGAGAGGGAGATGGTAACATGGACATAAATAACATAGAAACTAAGATAGTCAGGTTTAGATGCTACGGGTGTGGCAAGAAGGAAGTTGTCTCATTTGATGAAACAATAAACTCTTTTAAAGAGTTTGCTAATGAAAACACTAATACTATTGTTTGTTGCTGTGATCCTTGTTCAGAAAGATATGAGAGAGAAGGTCCATTCTGGATAGATAACTAAGGGGAGATGGTAATGGAACATTATGTTTTATACGCCTATGATCCTGCTTCAAAAGGATATGGTATATGGAAACTATCAAACTTGTTTAATTTTCATAGAATTGTTCCATTGACTAATAAGAAACAACTGACCGCGTGTTATACCCTATTACCTAATGAAATTACTAACCAATGGGAGGTTAGGTAATGGCTAAACGTCCACGTAAATCAGGGATGAGACGTGCATATCTTAAGAAAACTTCGCATAGTTACGACGATAGTCCAGATAGTGCATTAAAAGCTGCTATTGGATTAGGAAGAAACATTAATCCTATTACTGCTTTGCCAGCTCGATCACGATTGTGGTTAAATAAAAACAAACATACATCTACCATGACTAAACCAATGATTGAACGCGTTGAGTCATGGCGTGTTGCTATTAAAGATCAGAAGAATGAATACTCGGTTGTATTGATTGATACTCCATTGCGTCACGTGCGTAGAGTCTTTACTGGCTTTAGTGCAAATGAAATCCATTGGTTTACTGAGTTTGATAATCTCTGTGGGACTGAGCGAGTCTCAATAACCTACGGTAGTAAGGTGATTGCCATGAGTCACTTTACTAAAGGTACAATCTCATGGAAATAGGTGAATGAATGTGCAAAGCGAGGCTGACACATGACGATATCTGGACTTGTCATCATAAGCTTGACTGTGTGTTGCATGGCTATTGCGTACAGCAAAGGTATAAAGGCTACCTTGCCTGTGCACCATACATCGGTCCGCCAAACTACCAAGTACCTGCAATCGCATTAATAACTTGTATTCATGATGATGACGTATTCATCCTTGATTACAAGAATTTAAAACTATTGTGGGGGATGCAGCATGAGAAAGATACGGGGGTGTCCGGCATGTCCACTCGGTGATTGTGTGTGTCACCGAGTGATTAGACGTAATAATATACGAAATATATACACTCCTCCTGATTTTCAGGAGGGATACAGGCGTAAGTATTTGATTAATGTCTATGGAATTGATCCTGATGACAGGACCAATGCCGATCGATACTGTGAAATCTTGCGTAACTGGACACTGCCTGCATACCTGGATGAAGATCGTGAAATCCCTAATCCAGATCGTAGGTATAATGGAGATGGCGGATATAACAGGTTTATCCGCGATCTTGAAGCACTTAAACCCAAACCTGTACCATGGTGATGCATGCGAACAACATTAACACTGTTGTTTGTGTTAATATCTAATCCCATATTAGCACAACAGCGTGGGTATTACTGGAATGGATACCAATGGGAGTGGCGTGGTCCTGGTCCTGTTACACGTGAATACCCACCCACATACCAGCGTCCACGTAATCTGTACGAAGAATATCGTGAATGGGGTGGACGTAATAAACAGATATGCTATCGACCTAATGGTCAGGCATATTACTGTTACTACTGATTGTAAAGTCCTGCATCCTATGGGGTGCAGTGCTGTACAATCATATGCCCAGCATATCTGTGCTGGGCATATTATTACGGAGAACATCCCAATGGTACGTGAACGCAATGAAAAGCCTATTGTATTTGATGCAACACCTAAAGAAGAACGTAGACCACAGCCTATTGATCTAGATATCCCAGAAATTAATAAAATAGAACTGGCAATAGCTTCTATTGTTTCTCATTTGTTTAAAACTAGACCCCGTATATTTAAAATAATATGTATGCATTGCGATGTGGATTTCTTAGATGTTTATGAATGGGCAAGGGAGAAACTCAGATGCACATGATTGATGAGCTTCATCCACACATGAAAGTGGAACTTGTCCTCACAATTATTGTGGTTGCTATTGCTTTGTTCATTTACTCCCTATTTTGGGATAATAGGAGGCGATGATAGGATGGCATGGCGCGTATGTAAAGTCCCTGGTTGCCACAAAACAAAACTAATTCAACCGTTTAATACGAATACAAAACATCCTTGGTTGTGTTTCGTACACAGACAAGAACTACAACAAAAACGTATTGAGCATCTAGCCCTAGTAGCTAATGCAAAACTACTGATTAAAGTATTAATCTCGAAATAAACCCTATGTTGTAAGCATAGGGTTTTCCAACCGTTCATTCACTGTGTGGACCACAGGTGATGCATCCGTAAGGATGTCGGATGTGAGCTGCACCCCAGCGTGGCTCGCGGTTGGTTTTAAAGCTCAGAGAGCGCTTCCCCTGTGACCCCCGGTGACTCTCTGGGCCTCGCCCCTCAGTATCTTAGCTTGCTCTTTGGTACTGAGGGGCAACTTATTCTCATGATATCCACATGAAACCTGGATATCACCAGAATAAGCTAATGGAGTGAAACATGTACGAGACTATCGTTCGTCTCTTTGATACGTCTCAGTTTATTACATGGGTAATGGATAACTCTGTGTTATCTGTGTGCATTGCAATATTAACTATTATTGCAGGCTACTTCTTTCTACCCCTCGGGATGATCATCTTTCTGTACCTTAGACATAAGCGTCTAGTATGGAAATGGTGGATACTGCGGGGGAAATCCATGAGTAAAAGGGCAAGAAACTATGAGCTAGCGGAAGAAGTAGATGATCTTCTTCGAGATTGGGTCACCAAAGGAAAGCTCACAAAAAGAGACAGGCGTCGAATGGCTAAGAATTTGGAAATGGCGCTTGAACTCGAACGAGGAGATTTATCACCCAGACCTAACGTACATGAACGTAAACGTCGTACACTTGGTCGCTTATCCGCTGACACGGCGAACAAGTTTACTGAAAAAATGTCAGCGACTGTGCAACCAATCAAACAACTATCCTCGATCTTAACCGGAAAGGCGTAAATACCATGTCGACTGTTAGCCGGACTTGTTTGATCTATGCCAACAAAGGCAACTTACCGCCAGACGACTACTTGGCCCGAGCGGCTGCCAAGTATAATTCTTGGGTAGGTTTCGCATTCGTCCAGAATGGCGAAATCCTATACGACATGGCCGCTGAAGGTGCTACTGCCGATGGTATCAAACGTTTCCTTCAAACGGAAGAAAACAAAGACGTTGATAAGATTGTCATACTCGGCAAGGAGGCTAACAGCGTAACACTAGATCCTGAAAAAGACTCTGAACATCCTAACATTCAACCAATCATTTTGATTGAAGATACCGAAGGCACCAATGTTATACCTAAGTGTCTGGCATTCATCGACGGCGAATTTCCCGCACTAGAGACCAACACCTCGCCTGAAGGACGACCGTATCTATTCTGCGATCAATATTTAAATCCCAAGATACAAGAAAAATGGGAAGACTCTGGGGCAGACATTACAAAATTCTTAGACAAGATTAAACGCCCAGTCTTTCAAACAGACATCGAAAACTATGACAAAGAAATCTCTGTTGCCATCTTGTGTCCAGGTGATGGTGGTTTCGTCTACTTTGCAGCGAAAGACTCCCATGATTATTCATGGGGTTTTACTAACGATACTTGTGGATGGGAGGAAAAGAAAGCTGACCCTCCTTCTGGACGCAAGGGAAGAACGTCGTTGATGAGTGGCACGAGTGCAGCGGCTGCAAGGACTGCAACTGGAAACAAGATCGACGATACTACAAACACTTCGTCCACCGTCCTGTATGAAGGACAAATGCCAGCTAATATTATCAAGGCTAATGATATGAAAGCCTTGTACAAAAAATATCATGGACGTGACGAACCTCCAGGATGGAAGAACAGCAGACCATGGGTGTCTATTCTCCCGAACATGGTTGATAATGCCAGACAACAAGGATGGAACATCCGTACATCGAAACACCTCGCTGCTCAAGATCCCATATCGCCTAGCACTACTACGGATCCACCGCAAATCCTCAACGATGTGATGAAAGACAAACTGTTGAAATTTGTTAGCGCTATTGACGTTAACACTCAGCAAGTTATGTCTCCGGAAGAAATGGAGAAGAATGAAAAGGCATCTCCGACATTCTGGGATGAAACTGGGTGGACTCTTGAAACTGGTATGAAAGTATTCGGAGGACCGAAGGAAGAGCATCGTACTACATTGATTAAAGAAAATCCCACTGCTGCTTCCAAACTAATTCGTGATTTGTGTTACGCTCTCTTTCGCCAAGAAGCTGCAATCGAAGCGCTCACAGAACCTACTCCTAAATCATTAGCTGAGCCTCCGACTATTATTACCCAACAGAAGAAATTCACTATGAGATAGTACTCGGTTGTATCCCTCACACCAATCGAGTACTAGCCCCCGACCATTAACCACACACTTGGTCGGGGGCACTATTAACTGCAACTCTTGTTGCGAGTTGCTGAAAGGATATTAATATGTTATTATATGATCCTCCTTCTGGATGGAGATACGGATTTCCTAAACCATATTTACCTCTGACAGGTGAAACACTCGAACAAACATTACTTCGAGATGGTTATCCTCAACACGAAATAAATAATAGTGGAACTAAATACGTTAGATTTTTAGGTTCAAATCCGGAGTTACCACGATGCACATTCCGTACGTCAGCAAGAAAATAGACAAAGACTGGTTGGCCAAGATTGCAGAGGAGACTGAATACACATCCGATGCACCGGAGTTGGCACGTTGTGACCGTCATAATTTATTTGTAATTGATGATTTACAGAGAGGAAGAAAATACCACAATATTCTATCCTCCGGTGGTTCTACTTTAGTGGCCACGGCATTCACCGAGGCCCAGTTTCATTGTTGGAAACGTATGCCTGATCCCCCGGAAATCCCCACCCAAGAAAATGACGACCAACACGGGACAATCAGCATCCCAGAAGAAGTGTTTACAACAAGAGGGAAAGAAAGAGTATTTCTCGGCTTTGCCTATACTATGTCTCTTCCTAAAAAGAAAAGAGAACCACTTCCGACTCCTCCCATCTGTGTGAGCGCTCCGCTCATCATTGCCCTCCCCAAGAAAGACCAACTAACTACTACCGAATGGGTCGAAGACAATAGATCCCGCAATAGGTATGATCATTGGGCTAAGATCATCGGAGAACTATGGAGCGTTCCCGCTAACCATTTTTATTCTCTTGACAAATTCATGGAAAATGGTAAAGTGTTTAAACGGAGACGTGTTGCATTGGAAATGCCATTGAGAAAAACCTACAACGATGGTCATGTTGAACGTATAACCCGTAGTGATGAAGCCTACATGTATATCGGTATTCCTGAATTTTGGGAACCACAGATTGATGGAGGCTATTTATTTCAACCCATGACTATTTCCAGCCGTAGTAGTCTTAATCGAAAATACTATTGCTATACCAAACTGGAGGATTAAACGAGTACAATTATTGAACAACACATTCCCTGTGACCGTTGTGGTTCTTCAGATGCTAAGTGTATTTGGGACGACGGTCATGGATTCTGTTTCTCTTGCCAAACATATTTTCCGAGTGAACGCCATGGGACCTCGGCCAATACCAAGGAATATACATACGAATATGTTCCTTGGCGTGGCGTAACAAGAGAGACGATGCAATTCTACGGCACCAAGACTAAGGTCGATGGTGATGGTAAACCTATTGAGATTATATTCCCTTATCCTAATAATGCAAATAAGATTAGAAAGATTGAGGAAAAGGAATTCAGAACTGAAGGCGATATAGCTAAAGCTGGTTTATTTGGTCGTGATAAATTCTCGGCCGGTAGTAGCAAATTCGTTACTATCTGTGAAGGAGAACTAGATGCCCAATCCCTCTATCAAACTCTCCACTCTCCTGTGGTCAGCGTCCGTAGTAGTACTAGTGCAGACGGGGACGTTGCTCTGGATCGATCCTGGGTTGACTCTTTCGAGAGAATATATCTCTGCTTTGACAACGACAGAGCAGGCAAAGAAGCTCTGGGGAGAGTTGCCCGGCTTTTCGACTATAACCGGGTATTTCAAGTAAAACTCTCCAAGAGGAAAGACCCGAATGAATACATACAGGCAGGTGAGACGGCAGAGTTAAAGCATATCTGGTGGAACTCCAAGAATTACCTGCCTGATACTATTGTTTCTTCCTTTGAAGAGTTCGAAGAAATACTAAGTACTGATCTACAGTACGGTTTCCCGTATCCGTGGCAAACATTAACGGATATGACTTATGGTATCCGAACATCGGAGTCTGTTCTTATTACTGCAATGGAAGGCGTGGGCAAAACAGAGTTCATGCACGCCATTGAGTATAAGTTCTTAAAGGAGACTGATGAAAATGTCGCAAGCATCTTCCTCGAAGAACCCAAAAGAAGACATCTACAGGCTATTGCTAGCCTTGAGCTCAATAGGCCCGCGCACATTCCTGCAGTTGATCTCTCACAAGCTGACATCATGGCTGCTGTCCGAAAAGCTATATCGTCGGATGGCCGTTACCACTTGTACAATCACTTTGGGAGTGTGGATCCAGATACACTTCTGGATGCTATACGGTTTCTACGTACTGCCCGTGGCTGTCGCCGTATCTTCTGTGATGGTATTACTCTGGGGGTTAGCGGTCTTCAAGGAGAAGATGAGAGGAAGGCTCTCGATTACCTCACCAACCGATTAGAAATGATGGTGAAAGAACTAGATTTTTCCTTCATCTTTAGTAGCCATGTGAATGATAACGAACAAACACGTAGCTCTCGCAATACTGCTAAGGTTGCTGATCTTCGGATAGACCTTAGAAGGGATTTGACCAATGCCGATAACACCATCAGAAACACCACAGACATATCAATCTCAAAGAATAGATTCTGTGGCCGAACTGGACCTGCTGGTCGACTCCTATTTAACCCCAACACGTATTCTTACGTAGAGGCTAGTAATGACAATCAAAAAACTAAAGAAACCTCAGGACCCGGTGGGGCAAGTATCCCCTTGGATGGGAAAACTCAGTCCACAAACATCAACCAAGATAAAGAAAATTACAAAAGAGCGAGTTAACACGGACGGATGGGAAAAACAGCTTGAACATGGACTTCCGTTGTTAACTCGAAAGCAAAGAGGCAGACGTCTTGCGAAAGAAAGACAACTCGTATCTTGGAAAGAAAACGGTCATGGTAATTCAGTCACAGCTAGAGCCAAAAAACATCGAGCGAGGGCAGCATGAAACATACTTTTGCGGTTCTTACCCTTGGCTTATTTGTTATGATGGCTGCGACCACTGCTTATGCGCAGCCATTAAAGAAATACGAAACGAACTGGTTGGAAACAATCATTCAAACTCTGATAGGAACGCAACAGCAATCCGAAATCCCCGTAATCTCCCACCACCACCGGAAATTCCGGACACACGGAAAAATCCACCGATCGTGCCATCTCAAAACGAAATGCCACGTGAAAATATCTGGTGGTGCAAATATTATTTTACACCCTGTATCTGCCGGGGCTACAATATCCCCTGCCCATACAAAACTGTTTCATGAATTCGAAGAGTGGCAGAAGAAACAGAAATATGAAGAACTTAGGAGATTAGAGTGAACAAGCTAAGACAGATTGTTGAAACTGCACGCATTCACATGAATTCCAACGGAGATATAACTCAACCTGCTTTTCATGTAATCAAAATGATTGCAACAATGGAAGACAGTGAATTCAGACATCTTTGTCGAATTATAAGCTTGGGATTTATGGAGGATATGCAAGATGTCTAATAGACATATCCTAACAGAAAGCTCAAAGTTTCCGGGGATGTGGTTAATTTGTTACCCAAACGGGGCATTGAGCGATATGTTAAATTATACGAGAGCATATGATATAGTAATGGAGATAAATAATGAAATTGAACGAAAAGGGGGAAGAGTTGGAGAACTCAGAAAACCAATCCAACGTCATTCCACTAAGCGACGTAGACCGAGCGGATAAACACGAAGACTGGTTAACACCTATGAATAGACTTTGTAAATTTGTTTGTATCGAAAGAGATAAATTTAGAAATCCAATATACTTACAAGCCTTCACTAAGATTGTAAACCATGAACATTGTGTTGAATTAGTAGAACATTTTCAATTTAGTGGCGTACAAGATATTGTCCAATATGTATTCGCTAAAGAATTTTGTATTAAATTTAAATTAGTAGAGATTGTGGATGAGTATCCTGGGACCATATGATGTTGATGATTGGAAACTGATGTTAATATTGAAGAATAACTTCAAAAAGAAGCATCTATATGCAACAGAAACAGCTTGGGTAAAAGAAAAGAAATTATATTTACAAATAATACATAAATAGTTAAAATAATGCTTGACAAGATGTTTTAATTACCGTATGTAAGAGAGACGGCCTTCATGAATAGTATTAGTTCATAAATATTAGGAGTTATTATTTAATGTCTTATTTAGATAAACAAGTATTTTTACAACAGTATATCTTATCTAGAACTTCTCATAAGAGAACTGCTAAAGAACTTCTAGAAGAAGGTTCTAAAGTATGGGAAGCTATAGATACTGAAACTTATGTAAGTCTACCGTCTTAATCAAGAGGCGTAATATTAAAGGAATTAATTATGTTAGCTAAAGAGATTTTAATTAAGACTTTAGAAATGATAGAAACTAAAGGATGGGTTAAAGGCATTGGAAATGAACTAACTGGTTACTGTCTATTACATACTATTAGAATGGTATCCTTTAATCATTTACATGTATTTACTCAAGAAGAGGTACTTAGTAAAAACTTCCCTGATGTTTCTGAATACATTAAATCGTTAAACATTGTATTTGATGAAATAGCAAAAGAAACAGATTGGTTTAAGACAAATTCTTTTAAACATTGGGATGAATGGGCGATATCTGCTTGGAATGATGAGCAATCCAGAACTAAAGAAGATGTTATAAGAATTCTAAAACAAAGTATTAATAGTTGCGAGTAGTTATTGATATTGAAGCTAATGGTAAAGATAATCCCACGAAGATCTGGGTTATTTGTTGTCTAGATATCGACACTGGTGAACTATATACATTTAGGAGAGTCAGTGATGATCCCGTGGAGAAAGAAAAGTTTCTGGTTTTTAGTAAGTGCGTGTCTCTATGGATTGGCCACAATGTTATCGGTTATGATTTTCCCGTCCTTTCTAATCTCCTTCATTTTAATCTATCTTCTTATACAAGTGATCGGTGTATTGATACTCTTGTGGTTAGCAAGCTCAACAACTACTCCCGACAAGGAGGACACTCTCTAGAGTCTTACGGAGAAGAACTAAACTTTCCTAAGAACTTATTCTCCGACTGGTCTAAATACTCTCAAGAACTGGAGGATCGCTGTGCAACAGATGTTCGACTTTGTTTACTGGTCTACAATGCTCTGTTCAGTAGCTACATTAAGCATAGCTGCAATAAGTCCGCAATCAACACGGAACAAGAGTTTTACTCTGATTGCCTGGAGCTTAGTAATACTGGCTTTGGGTTTGCCACTGGTAAGTGTACTTCTCTTCTAGAGAAAGTAACCAAGGAACTAAAGGAACTAGATGATGACATCGGAAGATCCTTTCCTCCTCGCTTGCACTGTATTCGTGAAATCACTCCACGAGTCACCCAATATGGGACTCTTAATAGATCGGACTTCCGATGGATTAAAAGTGGCGATCTATCGGAGTACAACGGAGGTTCTTTCTGTAGATGTGAATACCGATACTTCAACCCTAGTTCTCATAAACAAATTATTTTCACACTTAATAGTGCTGGCTGGAAACCAACAGTCAAAACCAAAGCACACATTGAGGCCCTCCGCCAACGACAGACTCTCCCAAGCAGGCTTGAGGCGTTACAAAGGACGGGGTGGAAGATCAACGAAGAAAACTTAAGTACTTTACCTTTTACTGCTCCTGCGCCAGCACGTGCCCTGGCTAAACGCATCCTACTTGAGTCCAGACGACGAACACTGACGGAATGGTTGGGCCTCGTAAGCTCCGAGGGTCGTATCCACGGTCAGTTTTTATCGATCGGAGCTTGGACTCATAGGATGGCCCATCAGAAGCCTAACATGGCTAATATTCCTAATAGCCATTATTTAGATGGGAGGGTTAAGTTACTTGGTTCTGAGATGCGTTCCTTATTCATTGCTCCCAAGAATAGATTGTTAGTGGGAGTCGATGCAGAAGGAATTCAACTTAGGATCTTTGCTCACTACATCGACGATGAGGAGTTTACTAATGCCTTGGTCAGAGGACGGAAAGAAGATAAGTCAGACCCTCACTCCCTCAACCAGCGAATATTGGGTAGTATATGTAGAAGTAGAGCAGCTGCCAAAAGCTTCATCTATGCGTTTTTATTCGGCGCGGGAATTGGAAAACTTTCTGAAATTCTTGGATGTGAACGAACACAGACGGAAAATGCTCTTGCGAAACTTATGGAGCGTTACACCGGCCTCGACTACCTTAAAAGAACTACCATTCCGAGGGATGCTCGTAGAGGCTGGTTTACAGGATTGGATGGACGACGTATTAATATACCTGGAATGGACGTGGGCGAGAGAAGGCATTTGGTTATGTCTGGGTATCTTCAGTCGGGAGAAAAAATAATAATGTCTAAAGCAAGATTAAGTTGGAAGAAAAAGATTGACTTAATCTTTCCCAAGGAGTATGCTATTAAACTAGTTAACTTCGTACACGATGAGTGGCAAACAGAGACACCGAATGATTTGATGATTGCTCATCAAGTAGCAGAAATAAAATGTCAATCACTAGTAGAAACAGGAGTAGAACTTAAACTAAAGTGTCCATTAGCAGGTAGCTATGGAGAGAACCACAATGATCCACGAATGTGGACAATAGGGAGTAATTGGAAAGTGACCCATTAATGTATTACGAAGATATGAGAATAACATTTAAACACGATCTAAAGAAATTAAGAATATTAGAAGATTACGTACAACATTATGGAGCTAATCCTCAAAGATTGTATGAATTATATTGGGAGTCCAATAAATACAAATGAAAACATATATATTTGAATTTGAATATATGGTACCAGAGTTTGCTACTGTGACTGTGGAGACCAAAGAAGATGAGATGCCAAAGATACAGGATTTGGCTATGGCAGAATTTACCCGGATGTATCCAGAAGCAATTGATCCGGAGATTGTTAGTACTACCAGTGACTGAATACGTTTATTTAAGTGGTAAGTGTAAGTGGTGTAAAACCAATTCACCTAATCAATTCGGAGACTGGAAGACAGATCTTTATCCCGATGATAAATCTTTAATAAAAATTATGGAACTTAAGGCGAGAGGACTTAAGAATACTCTGAAGAAAGATGATGATGGTCCCTTTATGTCTTTTAAACGTCCCATGACAAAAATTATGAGAGGTTTACCAGTTACCTTCGCAAATCCTACAGTACTTAACTCAAATGGAGTACCTATCTCCGATAGTATTGGTAATGGTTCCGAAGTTACAATCAAACTATTAATTTATCCATTTATGTCTCCTGGTGGTGGCAAAGGTATTGGTGCCAGATGGGAGTCAGTGAGAATTGATAATTTAATTCCTTGGGAGATAAAAGACTTCGCAGAACCCGCTGAAAGAGAAGCTATCTTTGGGTTGAAAGAAGCACCTAAAGGTGATTACAATTTCTAATATGTTTATGTTAAGAAACAACCCCTATCGCCCACTTACGTGGGAAGACTTTACCTGGGAACCAGGTATAAAAATAAAGGAGACAAGACCAATGTCTACACCTATTACAGAAGAGTGGATGGACGGCTATTGCGGCAATCGTTTTAAGACTCGTGCTGAAGCTATTGCATCAGCAACTAGTCATGCACAGCGTGGTAAGCTGGATGTGACGATCTGGAGGTCCGCGGCTGTTGCCCGGTATCCGTTTCCCGCAATCATTATTGAGGAAATTCCTCCGACTGTTTCGGAGCAAGCCTCAAGTTAAATTAGAGGAGGTCATCCATGGGAGTTAATTCAGAAACCTTTTGGGATGACGACGATTTTGCTTTTGATAAAGAAGAGGAGATTAATATGACCATTGATTTCACGAAGCCTGTTTACTTCACCAGCTGTGTGGATTCTGGCAGCTTGACAAATGATCTGGAGGCTGCAACTAAGAAGGCAGCTCAGGCAGCCAAGAATGATCGTGATGGGGACGATTACCTCGTCCTTAAGGCGATCAAGCGTATTGCTACACCGCGTCCTGAAGCAGTCATAACGGATCTTGTTGCTTAATCGTTAGATTAAGTGTTGCCTAACTACTCATCTAGTTAGGTATCTCCTGCCAGCATTACAAAGAACCTGGTAGAGCCCGCGGCAAGAGGTTAAATTCCTCTGATTAGCGCGCGGCGGGCATAATTTGTAAATGCCTGATGAGGTGAGAACAGCTTCCTCACACGCCATTTGATGGGTGAGTAACCTTACAAGGTGAAGAGATCGGAAATTTAGCACTCCGCTTCAGGCATTTATTATTTATAGTTAGGCAATTTGCCAGTTAACTTGGAGTAATGAAGATGGCTGCGATCTTTCGAGCAGAATGTACACGTAACAGTAAGAAAGAAACCAAATTCTTCGACTCCAAACAGGAGGCGATTGATTATCTAATGGATGTAGCTTCTGAAGAAGCTATCGCAAGTATCCCTCACAATGGGAATTTGCGTAAACAAGCTTTCCGAGAAGCTGTACCAAAATACTTAGATAAAGTTGAAACTATTGAGGATAATATTTCAGAATGGATACCTCCTCAGAAAAAGAAATAATTTGTTAATCTGCCACTAGTCGCATATATCACTCGCGGCGCTAGCCAGGTGCTAGATGACCTGAGGTTCACCTTAGACGTGATGCCAATAATAGGTAATAATCTCTGGTAAAGCTGACCAGAGTACCGAGTGCAACTCTGACCTACTGAAGTCCTCGTGTCCGATACTACTGATCCTTGGCACTGTCCCGTTTACTAACACGGTCTCAAATCCGTGGGCGCAGACAGAGAGATCATGTAAGTCGCAGCCCAGGAACGTGGGTGAGTGGTGATGGAGTGGTGACCCATCCTAGTGAGGAGAGACCCGGCATACATGCGTAACATGTATCCTTATGGGTGCGAAAGCAGACCGAGGCTTCTCAGTCCACTTAGCTGCAGGATTAAAAGAGCAGCATAGAATGGCTACATCAGTACTTGTACTGGTTCGAGTCCAGTCCTACTCGACTGACAGGTATCGAGAGTGTGGCGCAATCAAAAGGGTTGAAAGTGCGATTAATAACCCCGGCAGACGCAACTGATGATGCCACCCGCAATGTCACCTGTGGAGGCTAAAAACGGAGACAATAGGATGCGTACCTCTGTGCACGGAGACGACCGGACAAGTCCTTTTAACGAAGCTCTCCGATCCAAACGGAGTCGTTAAAAACCACAGAGCGGCATCATCCACGCCTCACGTGGAGTAGCTTTGAATAATCGTCTCATACGTAACAACTTATGGGATGTACTCATAGGCTAGTGTTCATAGTATAGTATGAGACAAGTAGGATACACATCGTTCTTTGGACGGAGTGTAGGTTCCGAGGACGTTCAAATCGTCTACCTTTACATGGTGTAGAGCAACCAGATGTTCTCCGCAAGATCGGACAACACGAAGTCGCTTGGTAAAGGAACCGAGGCCAGTCCTAAACGTTTCCTCTCGGAGTCCCCGGGAAATAAACTGACTTGGAAATAAATCTCAGTGGCAGAAGTGAGGCAGTCTTGTGTGCCGTGCCGCCGCGGAATTATCGCGGAGCGGAGTATCGCTGATAGATACTGTTTGCAAGGTACCCCTCAAGGATGCATGCAGGGTGCAACCTGTAGATGCTGATCACCAATCAGCCTGAGGTGAAATGACCAACGTAGGAAAGGTGAGGAAGAGTGTGATCCGAAAACACTGGGTTTCTTAGGTG